TACATTGCCATAACCAATTCCTATTCTTCTCATTTTATTTATTTATTTTATTATTATTTTGTTTATTATTTGTTTTTGATGGCGCTTCAAATAATAAGTTGCTGTGGTATAGCCGTTATCTTTATCGTCTAGTAATAAAAAGTTATATAATGGTGCGCCGGTAAGGTCGGCTGTAAGTTCTTGATATATGTCATTGTATGTCATATAGGCATTATATCAAGGTATATGTTTTTTGTAAAGATATATGTTTTATGGGTTAGGTAATTTGATTTTAACAGATGTCTACAAGCCATGCTTCCAACAGATTAAACCCTGTAGACACTTTATATAAATAACTATTGACAGTTTATATTTAATTTGATAAACTGTAGTCAGGATCGAAAAGAACAAAACGCTTGAACGATCCAGCACCTGCCAGACAACCACCCTAACAGACGCTAGCGGCTCTCGTCTATAAATACAGAACTCTGAGGTTCTCTGGCAAGTGCGATCGAATGACAATATGAATAAGTAAAGGACAACGAAATGCAATTTGCGACACCAACCGATGATTTTGAGTTAGTGAATAAAAGTATCACTAGCATGCTTGACTACAATGAAGTCAAGAACGCCATAAAAACCGAGATGGGACAATTCAAACTATACGATAAAGAATACGCAGCAACCAGCACAACTGGGTGGTACGAAATAATGAAGATATCAGCAAAAGAATGGGCAGTGTTGGAATGTTACCCAGACGGTAGTGCCGACTATCGAACATTTGAACCATCAAAAGTAACGGCAACTTCAGCCGCGAAAAGAATGGCAAAGTTCAATAATACAGTTAGACCATACTTCGTCGATCATGGCGTCAGATACTACAACATAGAGGCGTTTTAATACAATTAAAGGATTAACACCATAAGGGAGGGCTTGAGATGACACGCATAATTTTAATAATACTAGCGATCATGGCGATTATAGTTGTTGGCGGCGACATGGTCAAAGCTGACACCACAACTAGAATTTGCAACGAAGCGGCTGCTGTTGGCAATCTGTCGGAGTGCTACAAGATACAGCGCAGTCTAGGGACAGAATATTTATGTAATAACGCCCACTGTTGGGCAGAGATAAAGGAGTAGAAAATGGCACACGATTTTGAACATGATGAGCCGATGACATATCACACATTACACCAGATGCACGACGAAAAGCGTATAAAACACGTCGGCAATCATGTGCTAGTATTGACGCGAGACTACGCCATAGGGTACACCATTGAGAGTTACGACGGCTACACGCCGGATATGCTCAAAGACAAGATGTATACAGATGCCCGGAACATTGATTTCGGTAACTGGGACGCGGTGTACGACTTCTTGTACGGCGCGCCAACTAGTAAACCTAACTTTAAGAAGGCGGTTGCGTAATGAGTAAATCAAACTCACGTTATAATGGCATGACCATTGAGCAAATCAACAAATTTGCAAAAACACCATTCACCAAAGTCGCTATAATGTCAGACTTACACGACCGCTATGACGTTGATATTGAGCAGGCAATCCGCCTACTGCCCTACGATGGGCGCGACAATGACGAATCCGGCAAAGGTATGTTTTGGGACCTAGCAGGCACCATAGCCGATGAAATCAATACATTCAGCCGGGACGAAAAGCAAGAGTTACTATATAACGCTTTTCACAAAATCCGCGAAGCAACCACAATCGAGTTACTCAATTATGCAAAGCGTATGCCAAATTATACGCACGCAGAACTTGAACCAATACGCGATTTAGTGGGACTCATCGAAGAGCGCGATCAGATAAGTTGCTTGATAAACTAGCGACGCTGGAAGAACAGATCAAAAATAACTATCGAAAGGAATTGCCGTGGCTATAACGCTTTATGAATACCAGAAACGCTATATTGCTGATCTTCCGCAGAGATCGATCATGGCGGCCGACACGGGCACTGGTAAAACATTCATGGCACTGGCACACTACGAAGATCACTGTAAGAAGTTAGCGTTCGTGCAGGGTCGGAGGGGTCGTGGCTTCGCCATGCCGCCGTTGCTGATCCTAGCCCCTGCATCGAAGATTCGGACCGAAGATTGGGTCAGGGATATTACGGAAGTGTTCACCGCGCTCAATATGCCTGAGCCTGAATACGAGATTTATTCATACGAGCGATTCAGCCGAAACCCTAGCGCAAAGCAATTTCTAGCTGGTAAGCGCGCGATCTGGCACAAATTCGCGCCGAAATATGGCGGTACTGAGCACGCGGTAATACTTGATGAGGTCCACCGCGCCAAAAATCCGCAATCAGGTATTGGCAAATCGGTATATTGGGCTGCAAAAGATGCAAGATTTATGGTCGGGCTATCTGCAACACCATTGCCAAATGGTTGGATCGACTTCGCCAACTACTCAAAAATTTGGGGATTCACCAAAGGCATCACAGATTTTAAGAAACGATATTGCGATATCGTAACCTACAAAGGCTTTCCAGAAATCAAAGGCTACTGGCGCGAAGATGAGCTAATGAGACAGTGGCAATCGATAAGCAAAAAACTCACTAAGGCGGAAGCCTTGGACTTGCCTGATCGAACATTCATCGGTGTAGATTTCAAGCGACCGGCGGAATACATGAAAACTATACTGGACCGCAAGAACGCCGCAGGCGATCTACTCGACTCCGCGCCAGCATTGGCGCACGCCCTACGCCAAACTCTCACGCTACCGAAACTCGACTACCTCGCCGACCTGATTGAAGGAACGGACGAAAACGTGGTGATCTTCTACAACTACATCACCGAGCGCGAAGCAATCCTTTCATTATTAGAAAAGCGATTCAAGGACCGCCCACTAATCAGGCAGGACGGTCAGAAGCACGAAGTACCGCGCAAAGCTGACTGGCACAAAATTAAGCGATCGGTTACTGTTTCACATTATAAGAGTGGCGGCACAGGCGTAGAACTACAGTATGCCAGCATAACGGTGTATTTCTCGCCATCTTACTCTTATGCAGAATATATCCAATCGATAGGTAGAACTCATAGGAATGGGCAGACTAAGAAAACTACTTTCTATAACTTTAGGACGGTGAATTCGATTGAAGAGCACATTTATGATGTTTTGAAGACTAAAAATAGCTTTCAAGCTGAAGTGTGGGTAAGAGAGAATATTAAAAAAGTAGAGGAGGAATAAGTATTTTATCAACTTGTGGAAAACTTGGCTTGACTTGGAAAACTATAAGTGCTATAATGGCTATATCAAAACGAAAGGAGAATAACTTGAGCGGAACAAAAGCAGGGGCAGCAAAAGCAGCCAAGACAATGGTAGAACGATACGGAGCTGACTTCTACAAAAATATGGGCAGAGCCGGAGGACGCGCCAAGGTATCGACCAAAGGGTTTGGCGGTATGACACCAGAAAAGCGTAGGGCGGCTGGGCAAAAAGGTGGAACTATATCACGCCGTGGCCCAGTTAGAAAGGAAACTTATGCAGAAAATCAAGACTAAAATTAGAAGATTGCGTAAAAGTAAACTAAGCAAATTTAAGTTATATTATGAGAAAATCGACTAAATTACTTTAACAATAGTGCGGTACGAAAGCCAAATAAACAAATCGCCTCTTATACGTTAATCGGAGGCGGTCGCACCCGAACCATACGGACGGCAACAGGCTAAGCCTGAAGCTGTTCAATGAGAGGTCTATCGGTGAGGTAGATTCAGCGTCGCCCCATTGCGTGAATGCAGCACTACGAAGCCAAGGCGAAGCGAGTGCGTCGGTTCAAGTCCGACTGGGGCGAGTAAGGTAAAGTAAAGGAAAAGAAAGCAGGAATAATATGGTCAAATTAGCAAACGATGGCGCACTTCAACCGCGACCACCAAAAATATTAACCAAGGAAGAATTGGACGAAATATATTTTGAGGCAGAATATAAGCTTCAAAATTGTTTACGAGTTACTTTGAATGTTGAATCATTCACTACTGAAGTTCATGCCGCAAAAGGTATGTGGATTCCAGTTATTGATTATGTAGTTGGGCTTATGGAATATATGAAAGATAAGCAGCCACGCAAATATTGGGTAACTGATAAAGATCGACCAGTAGACAACCAAAGGATTCTTGGACCATTCACCACTGCTGCCGATGCCAGTGTTGCTCGATATTATGTTGAAAGTAAATCAGGCGATCACACGTTCTGGATTGAGGAGTTAGAATAATGGAAACTAGCATACAAAGGCTCGAAGGTCCCGAACACTTCGGCAAAGATATAGTAGAGTTTCGGATTATATTCACTGGTCACGATTTTGCGGAAGCAACACACCTCACGACCAAGTATAATGACCATATAGGTTCACCACTTAGCGAAGATACACCGCTTGCTGATATGATTCAAGATTTGCAAATGCTCATGTTTCGATTAGAGCAAGAGAAAGCAAAAAACAAGCCCATTGATATTGACGATATACAAATACCTGAATCAACAGGAGGAGATTAATATGAAAGACTGGAAAAAATTTGTAGCATCACGAACATTAAAAATTGAGGAATATTATATATCGATCCCGACTCAATATGATGTGTTCCAGTTTCGCGTGCGCTACGTTAAGCATAATGGCTATACTATGATACTGCCGATAGACTACAGAGAAAACGAATTGAGCGTGTTTGGCAAGATGTTCATAGACTGGTTCAAGTTCCGCAGTGATCGCAATACACGCTACGACGGTCCTCACTGGTGGCGCCCGATCCGGTTCAATCGTAAGAAGAGACTCATTATTTGGTCAGTAGCATCGGTCAATACAGCTTATGATATTTTTAAGGCTGAAATGGTTGACAAGACTATTAATGAGTAGTAAACTGTAATAGTAACGCAAGCAAAGGAAGGAGTTAGTATGCGAAACAGTGAAACAACAGTAAATATGGCGTTTACGCTTGATAAGTCAATCGCCAGCTGGATTGAGCGAACCGCGCTCAGTAAAGATATGAATAAAAGTCAGCTGGCACGAAAGATTTTTCGTGAAGCGATGGCAGCCGAGAACAAAACTAAGTTGGTGAAATCACCAAAGAAGGGAGTAAAATAATGGTTGAAATAGTCAAAGCAACACCACAACCACCATCGAAGTTTTTGATTATCGGTGAGCCGTTCAGTGGCAAGACGACTATTGCATCAAAGGCACCGAAGCCGCTATTCCTATCGACAGATGGCAACGCGGCGAAGGCTGGACTCGACGCAGTCAACGTCAGTAGCGTTCAGGATATCCGCGAAACTCTGCAATTATTTGTAGAGAGCAAGGAATACAAAACGCTTGTAATTGACACCATCGAAGGCGTAAGTGATATCTTCGCTGATGAAACCCTCAAAGAGTTTCAGGCGATGGGTATGCGTGCCGAAGGCGGCGCACCACTCAAGTCCCTTACCGATATGGCATGGGGCAAAGGTACCGGCGCACTCAATAAGAAGATTGATGCGTTTGCCGATGCGCTCGCAGGCATCAAGAAAAATGTCATTGTCCTGAGCTATACCAAGCGACAGATGGACGATGTTTCTGGTTCGATCATACTCGCTAGTGAATTGAAAAACATTCGCTATGTTACTCGCTTCATGGACGCGCAAGTTATTGCCGCCTATGATGGTGAGAAGCACTCAGCCCAATTGATCCACAAGCGTGAGATCATGGCTGGCAAAGTCGAGTACGGTGAGATCGAGGATTTTCTGACAGCGATCGGTTGGGAGCTGCCGAAGAAGAAAATCAAAGTCGGGAAAGCCCAAGGTCGATAAAGTAAATTAATAATTCGGGTGTAGTGTGGGGGAGGCGCAGAAAGCCAATAATATTGTTGGCGATGGGGCGTTCACCTAAATCAGACGGCGTGAGATTTGGACAGATAAAGCCCTCTCCCCCACTACACCTGAGCAAATAAGAAGGAGGCAATCATGCCAAATCGAGCAACATTTAGCGATACAGAAAAAGAAGAAAAGTCATTTAATTATTTCGAGCAAGGCGTACACAAAGTACAAATTTCGTCAATCGAGTTTGGTTTCACCGAGGACAAGGAAGAAAAAGAATACTGCGAAATTACAGTAGTCGATCCAGAGAACGGCGAAAAAACCGATAAAGTCCGCCTATGGTTCCACTCAGAAGGCGCACGAGGTTTCAGCTTCAGTACCCTACGAGCAATCTTCGTTCACAACGCACCTGAAGAACTCAAAGACAGTGTACGCGATAGATTCAATGCTATCAACGATACTGAAGAACTCGAAAAAGCCTGCCAGAAAATGTTACCTGGTAAGGAAGCTTGGTTCTCAATCTACGAGTCCGATACTCGCACCTACACTGACGACAATGGCAATGTTCGCAAGAGCTTTGACAAAAACCTTACTGGTTATGAGCCAAAGGCAAAACCTGTCGCAGCAAAAACTATAACAATTGGGAGTGGTGATGCTAAAATTACTGGCGAGGTAGTCAGCAATGAAGAGCAACCATTTGGGTTCTAATTATGAATACTAAGAAAACAATCACGATATTAAGCATCATGGCTAGTATTATGATAGTAATCACAGTATACAGCTTCTATATGGCGTTTGATTTAATAGCAAAATATAATTCGGCTAATGCAGCCGAAGTAATGGAGATAGAGCAATGAAGTTTGAATATTTCGCTGGCGAACAGCGCACAAAACCTTGGTACGACCTACGCCTTGGCAAGCCTACGGCTTCGCGGCTCGTGGACTGGTTGGCGGTTAGCAAATCAAAAACTGGTGCCGGTAAACCACTGAAGGCTCGCCTCGATTATGAGAAGGAACTGATCTTCGAACGCAAGTTCGGCGTGGCTTTCGAGCATTATGTGAACAGCGCAATGCAGGACGGCATCGACTTTGAAGATTTCCTACTCCGCCAATATGAGAAGGAAAAAGGTGTTACAGTGGTACCAGTCGGCGCGTGGTATAACGATGCGTTCCTAGCCTCACCTGATGGTGGCGTGAATGATGAAGGTATCGTTGAAGCTAAGGTGTTGAAGGACAATTCGTTTGCCGATGTTTTGGTGGACGGAGTACCAGACAAGCACTGGAAGCAGATGCAGGGGCAACTGTTTGCCTCTGGTCGCAAGTGGTGTGATTACATCGCTGGCAACCTAGCTACCAAAAAGTTCAAGGTTATTCGTGTCCTACCCGATCCCGAATTTTTCGAGTACCTTGAGCTGGCACTACAAGAAAAGCTTGTAACTGCCGAATTTTCAGATGATGACCTGTTCAATTTCGCTGATGTTGTGCCGGAAGGCGAACACCCGAAAGTGGACGGCGATCGTAGTGATAGTAACTTTGGATTCTAAAGGAGGAACCATGACAAAACCAGCACTCGAAGGAAAACTCCTTCACGACATGATGCGAGTAATATTTGTCGCCAACGAAGGTAAGTTCAAATATCTCGATGACGAATTTGATGGTAGCAACCTTCAAAACCTCGCAAAGACATTTACCAATATGGGACCAATCGACTTCAACGCTGCCTGTTGGCGCGCTCAGGACGAGGGGTACCTGTTTATCGACAAAAAAACAGGCAAGGTTGATGTACTCAAAGTCCCTGACGAATGGGAATTTGATGCAACAATTAAGCACTTGACCACTGTAACGCCTTACGTTTTGAGTAAGCTTGCAGAAGTCGAAGCTGATCCTGAAGAAAATTTCTATGCAAATTACGTCAGCGGTTACTCGCCGCTCGATGTAATGATCTCGGTTCGCTATATGCTTCTCAAGAAGCAGATCGCTACCTATGAAGTGAAAGACATTAGCAAGAACGAAAACGATGAAGATGTTACCGATATCTATTTGTTCTACTGCCTACCCGAAAATGTTGAAAAGCGTTGGGGTGAACAACAGTTCAAAGATCAAGAGAAACTTAAAAAATAATAATATGCTAAAATAGGGGTGTCGATACTAGCAATAGCTAGTTGAAACAAAGCCTTTGCTTGCCAGGGACACCTTATCGGGGTGTCCCTGTCTATTTAAACGAAAGGTAGGAAACGAAATGAAAAAATATATATCTATAACGGTTGACTCAGATGAAATCTTGGAAAATTTTAGCAGCGATGAATTACTAGAGTTCGCAGATGATGATGCTATACGAAAATATGCTATTGAAAATCTTGATTTGGTGGAGGAGACAGTATGAATCATATCCAAGCCGAGCGAGCAAAATTAAAGGAGGTGAAATAAAATGTTCATAGGAACTTGCCTATACTGTGACGCTGGTTTTATGACACCATCACCCGACACATCAAAGAAACCCGAAAATGTTAATACGTCACCAGAATATGTTAAAGCGGTTAATACATCACCCACCGAGAACACAGAAGAGCTAGAGCAAGAATGGTTTAATCCGTTCGCTCATATCTCGGGCGTCCTTTTTGAATAAATGGGTATTGGTCGATTAGAAACTGCTCATGGCGCATTGCCTCGTTAGCAGTCTTTTGGTCGTCGGTATCGAACGCTAGCGCACCGTATTCGTCTATTAGCGTATTCACGACACGTAGCGGGTCTTGGACGCCGTCGGTCATCATACGACGGAGGCTATCAATCCCTAAACGCAAAACCGCCCCAGTTGGTGGGAGCGGTGGGTGCGGAATTTCGTGGTGCAAATCTCGGTGGGCTTGAATGTCCATGCGGACAGCCATCAGCCCCATGCCTCGGTAGTACCGCTGTGCGCCAGTTCTATGCTGGTTTTTCTCGAAAGATATGTGGTGCAAATTGCGTTGACGTTCGTTCATTTCGCCCCCTTTCGTTAATTTATCAAATGCACAAAATCATCAATCAACAAATCATCAGCTAACTTCTGTCATTGATACGGGCTGGCTAACTTCTCCCATTGTCTCGTCAACTGGTGCGACTTGCTCCACTTCTAGTTTAGCTTCTGATACAACAACAAGCTGTTCTTTTAGGGCTGTCTGAGAGCCATCTACCGTCACATCGGCTATAGGCACAACACCTGCTAGGGCGTTTCGATTAGACTGTTCTAACAGGTCGTTCGATATTTTGTCTAGTATTTTGCTTGTCACGAAGTCTTCTATTAAAACGCCGCTTTCAGGCTGAAATCCGTGGAAGGTTGCGTAGTTTTCGGCTGATGTAGCCTCTAATTTGATATTTATATCCATTGTGTTCTCCTTTAATTTATTACCAGCTGCCCAACGCGCTGCGTTTCCAAGTATTCGTCGCTACGCAAACATACACGTAGTCAGCGTCCCAGCAAATCGTCCCTTGCACACCAGCGGCAGTTGCGCTGGCGGGTGTCGTTGGGACTTTCTCTATGATATTGCCGTTTAGGTCTACAGCGTGTTTGCTCACCCCGTTATTCCGTACGTCCAGCA